GCATATAACCTTCTTCCTATAACAAACATATGGGATGAAGGTACAGAGCATACCAATTGTGGGTATTTCTTTCCTTCTTTTAAAAACAAAGTTGGGCATATGGATAAGGATGGGAACAGTTTAATAGACTCAGCTAAGCTTGCGGAGTCTGCTACCCGTGATCAGATAAAGCGGGATACCAAAGATGCGGGAGTATTAGACAAGCATATTACTGAGTATCCTTTTACACCTAAGGAAGCGTTCTTACAACACAGTAGTAACATCTTCCCTACGGCTCAGCTATTAGATTGGAGGAACGAGCTTATGAAATCTGGGATGTATAGCAGTGTAGGAGTGCCAGGTAACCTTATAGAAAAACCTGCTGGAGTTAAGTTCCAACCTAATGATACTTTAAGACCTGTAGTAAAGTTCCCACACCAAAGGGGAGACGATACCACAGGATGTATAGTAGTATACCAAGCTCCGTACAAACATGGGCCTACTATACCAAGTGATTTATATATTGTAGTCCATGACCCTTATGGGCAGGACGGAAAAGGAGAATCTTTAGGGGCGGCATACGTGATAAAGCGAGTAAATCCGTACTCTACACCCGACGATATGATCGTTGCATCGTATATTGGTAGACCAGATACGCAGGATGAGTACAATAATAACCTATTTTTGTTGGCAAAGTATTACAATGCCCGAATAGGATTTGAGAATGACCGAGGGGAAATTATCCCTTTTGCTAAGCGAGAGAAGCTTATGCACCTTCTCATGCCTGAAGTAGAAATCTTCGATAAGACTGACAACGTAAGGATACGTAAGTTAGGAAGAAGCTACGGTATGAGTATGGGAAGCAAACAAAGGAAGGGTCAAGCAGAGATATATTTACGTGATTGGTTACGTTCTAGTAGAGGAAAGAACGAAGATGGAGGAATAAAGCTTAACTTGCACTATATCTACGACTTGGCTTTAATAGATGAGTTAATAAAATACAATAGACACGGGAACTTTGACCGTGTGTCAGCAATTATGGTGGGAATGTTCCATTTAAAGGATCTGCATTCACGCGAAGTAGCGGTAGAAGAAGAGGCTAATAGTTCAGGCTTTTTTGACCGCGAGTTTTTCTAATAATATATCGTACCCACATGTATCAGATACCTAAACAAAAAATACCACGCACACGGAAGACCAAAGAATGGGCTAAAGACTGTGTACGTGCTTTTATCAATCGTAGTTCTTTTAGTTCAGAAGATAAACATACTCTTCATGCCTACTATGAGGCTTATAATGGAAAGTTACGTGAGTCAGACTATAACTATGTAACGAATCCTTATAATTCAGAGGCTTGGGCGAAGAAGAACTTCCCTGCTAAGATGCGTAATTATAACATTATCAAACCTATAGTAGATCTTTTGCTAGGTGAAAAGGCAAGACGCCCTCTCTCCTATCAAGTAGTTGTACGTAACGCAGATATAGAAACTAGATTCGATAAGCACCGCAAAGAGAAGTTTAAAACCTTCTTAGAACAAGTGTTTATTAACGCTGCTAATGAAAAAGGTATAGATACGGGGCAACCTACAGAGGAAATGCCTGCTCCAGAAGAATATATGGAAGAGGTATTAACTAATTATAAAGACAGTAGAGCTATTACTGGGCAAGAGGTTCTGAACTACCTCTTCGATTGGTTAGGAATGGAAGATAAGATCCAGAAGATGTTCTTCGATTGGCTTACGACAGGGAAAACGTTTACTTATAAGGACGTAGCTATGAACGATGTAGACTATGAGGTGGTATCTCCTCTAGATATAGATTACGAAGCTAGTCCCGACATAGAATATATCGAAGATGCGGATTGGGTAGTCCGTAGAAAGATAATGAGCGTAAACCAGGTGGTGGATCAGTTCTACGATGTCTTAACAGCTAAAGATATAGACACCTTAGAAGCTCCTCAAGGAAGTTTACGCGATTCACAGGGAGGTGTGCAAGGATTCTTCTCTAATAGGTCGGATGATATGAGTGATCGTATGATTGAAGTCTTGCATGTATGTTGGAAGTCTTTCTCCCGTGTAGGTATTCTACTATATGAGGATGAATTAGGCTCATTGCAAGAAATGGTTGTAGATGAGTCCTATAAAAAGGTAGAAGGAGATGATATTACTTATTACTGGGTAAATGAAGTATGGGAAGGATACCAATTAGATAAGGATACCTTTGTAAGTGTACAACCGCATCAAGTACAACGCAATGAGATGAATAATATCTCAGTATGTAAGATGCCATATAACGGTAGACTATATAGTAACCGACATGCAGACAATATATCGATTGTATCTATGGGGCTACCTTATCAGGTTCTCTATAACGTCTTCCATTATCGCTTAGAACTTTCTATAGCGAAGAATAAAGATAAGATTATGCTTATGGAGATGAATACTATCCCTAAGCGACACGGATGGGATGAGGAGAAGTTCATGTACTACGCAGATGCTATGGGATTTGCTTTTATAGACTCTACTGCGGAGGGGAAAAACAATGAACGGGTATCTTTTAATCAATACCAAGTCTTAGATATGTCTTTAGGACAGTATATACAGGCGCAGTTCCAACTATTACAGGCGGTAAAGGCAGAATGGGAAGAGATGGTAGGGGTATCGCGCCAACGTAAGGGGAATGTTACCTCTTCTGACGGGGTAGGGGTAACTGAGAGAGCTATATTCCAGTCTTCTGTAATATCTGAAGAGCTATTTAGGAAATTCGAGTCCTTTTTAGAGAAAGAGTACCAAGGGCTTATAGATGTAAGTAAGATAGCTTGGAGAGACGGGAAGAAGATGGCATATGTCACTTCAGACCTTAGAACAGCTATGATAACTGTAGATCCTGACGAGTATCAAGAAGCAGAGTACGGCATCTTTGTTAAGAACAGTAGTAAAGAGCAAGATAAGCTTAGTCAGATGAAGCAAATGGCACAGGCGTTTGCACAGAACGGGCAACAGCCTAGTACTATAGCTGAGATATTAGAATCTAATAACTTCAGTTCTATTAAAAAGCACTTAGCCGAAGTAGAGAAGAAGCAGGAAGAGATGCAAGCACAGCAAAGCAAAGCACAGCAAGAAGCTTTACAACAACAGCAGGCTATGATTAAAGAAGCGAAAGAAGATGAGCAGAGTCATGAGGCGGAGCAGAACGAGTTAGATCGTCTAACTAAGATAGAGCTTAAGAAGATGGACTTGGCAGGGAAAATGGTTACAGACGCAGATGGAAACGGTAGAAGAGATGATATTGACAGGGCGAGGCTCGATGTAGAGAAGGAAAAAGTAGCTATACAGAGAGCAAAAAGTTGATATTATATAAAGAGGTATAAATTTGAAGACTAAATGTACTAAAAACGGGTATAGATTTATAAATTTGTAGCAATGACAAAAGAAAATACATTAGATTTAAGCCAAGTTAGTGTAGCTAATTTGCTTAACGAAAACGCCCCTGCTCCAGCAGTAGAAGAGGCGCCAGAAAGTGTAGCAGAAGGCACACAAGAAGAACAAGAAGAAACACCTAACGTTTTAGATGCGGAAAATCCAGATATTCCATCCCCAGAAGAGACTCCTGAAGAGGATACACCTGAGCTGGAAGAGGCACCTGCTGCAGAGGAACAGAAAGAGGAAGAAACTCCCGACAGTGGAGAATCCGAAGAAGAATCGTCTGTTATAGATATATTAAAATCTAAGCTAGGGTACGAAGTAGCTGGGGATTATACAGAAGACTACGATGGCGTAGTTAAGTTTACTCAAACTGTAGCTAACGAAATAGCTAAAGAGCAACTAGATTCTGTTTTTACTCAGTTCCCAGATGTTGAGCAATATCTTCAGTTCCGATATAATGGAGGCGATCCAAAGACGTATTTTCAAACTACTTCTCCTGAGGTAGACTTCAGTGCTGTAGAGTTAGGAGAGGACGATATAAATTCTCAGAGACTAGTAGTCCAAGAGACGATGCGTCGCCAAGGATACTCTAATGAAGAAATCAACGAGACGGTCCAAGACTATCTCGATGCAGGGATTTTAAAGAAGCACGCAGATAGAGGTTTAGGAAAACTTCAAGAGGCGCAAAAGGTAGAAGCTTCACAGCTAATAGAGAAGCAAAAAGCAGCAGCCGAGAATAGGCAATCAGAATTACAACAACAATGGCAGAGCATACGCACTACTATTGAACAAGGGGCAGTACGTGGATTCAATATCCCTACTGCTGATAAATCTAAGTTCTTCTCTTGGATGAGCGATGCGGTAGACAAACAAGGTCGTACCCAACGTTTAGTCGACAGGGAAGCTATGGATGTGGAGACTCAGGTGGCAATGGAATACTTGCTATGGAAGAAATTCGACCTCAACAAACTAGTCACTAACAAGAGAAATACTAAGAAAGCAAAGAATCTCAAGTCAAAATTACAGCAGAAAGCATCAGCTACTAAGCGGATGAAAGGTGGGAAAGCTGGATACACAGCTCCCAAGAAATTACCATCGTTAAAAGATCTTCTTTAATTTTAAATTTATATTAACATGTCTGCTGACAATCTAAAAAAGCTTCGTTTATACGAAGACACGTTTAACCAATCTGCTATGACAGATGAAAATAGCTTAGCTGCTGCTATGCTAACACAGCCGGATGTTCTTTCTCCGGTTATAACTCACCTTTCGGGGCAGGAGGATAAGCGCTTTCCGCTTTCTTTCCTAACAGAAGGGATGGGCGCTACTAAGTACATCAACGATGTTGAGTACGATTACCCAGTTATGGGACGCCTTAACAAAGCTGTTGAGTGTACTGCTCAATCTGGGACAGGTGGAAGCCATACTCGTATTAAACTAACATTCCCTGAGCGTTGGTTTATCCGTCAATACATTCTTGAGGCTCCCGATGGAACTCAAGTACGTGTAATGGATGACCCTGTGGCAGTGGCTACAGGCTACGAGTATTCTGTTCAGTTAGTTAATCCTGATGGAGCTGCTACTGATTCGGAGGCTTTTAAAAACAAAATGTTTGTTCAACTCTATGCTCCAGCTGCTATGTCTGGATCTCGTGGAAACGAGAGCAATTGGGTTGCTCCTTCTAAAATGCGCAATCAAATAAGCCTTATTCGTAAGTCTTATGCGTACGAAGGAAATATGCCTGACCGTGTAGTAAACTTTGAATTTAACGTAGGAGGTCGTACGACTAACCTATGGTATGATTTCGAGGAGTACCAGCATATGTTACGTTGGAAGGAAGAGACAGAGTACGCTCTTTGGTTCTCTCAGTACAACCGTGACGCAAGTGGAATTATTCACCTTAAGGATGATAACGGTAAGCCAGTAGCTTTAGGTGCTGGAGTACTTGAGCAGATTCCAAATGTGGATTCTTACTCTACTTTAACGGCTGCAAAGTTGAAGTCTGTAGTACGTGATGCTCTATACGGAGCTTCAGATGCACAGGATATGAACATTACTCTGTTCACTGGAATCGGTGGAATGGAGGAGTTCGATACAGCTATGAAGAATGAAGTAGCGAATGGTTCTTACATTAAGAATACAGATCCTAGTTCGTTTATAACTGGAGGAAGCGGCAACCTAGTAATGGGAGGTTACTTTACTTCGTATAAGCATATCGATGGGCATATGATTACTGTACGCCATCTACCTTTATTAGATCACGGTGCTAGAGCTCTAAACTCTGACCGTCATCCTATTTCAGGTCTTCCTATGGAAAGCTACCGCATGATCTTCCTTGATATGTCTACATATGATGGAGAGAAGAATGTACAATACATTTCTCGTAAGGGACGTGAGTTAGTACGTTGGGCTGTAGCAGGTGCTTCTGTACCTCCAGGGTTCGCAGGTAACGCAACTCGCGCTACTGATGTGGATGGTAGCTCAGTACACTTCATGAAGGAGTGTGGAATCGCTATCCGTCGCGCTACGAACTGTCTGCACTTAGAATGTGTAGCGTCGTAGATAATTAGAATTCGAGAAAGGGGCGGTAAATAGAGCCGCCCCTTTTTATTATATAGTATAACCCAATAGATACATTAGATCATGCCTTCACATTTAATTACCATTATGCGCCGTCCGAATCCGACAAACTTACCGGACGATGTATACAACGATTCTAAACAAAAGATAGGATCAGTTTTTACAGCTACAGGAGATATTATCCGTGGCTTAACGTTTTCAGAGCAAAAACAATATCTCCCTGAGATAATTGGTATTAGCGCTACAGATAATCAGTTTACTCCTGCAGTACGTGATTATTATTTAAACCTTACTATAACGGTACCCGCAGGTGGACTAGATTTAGAAGTAGGGTTAGACAAAGAAGATCATCCAATAAATCTGTTGGATTATATTCGATATAAATTTGCTTGTGCTCATCCTGCTGTAGTAGAGGATGAAGATGCTATCACTAGCTCCAAGCGAATAAGGTATTTTTTCAAAGATTCTAAAAAGGATCTTATAGATGCGAAAGTAGGATTAGAGAAGAGGAAGAAGAGCTACAAAGAGTTTATCAAACTTACGGATAAGGAGGAACGTATGGATATGGTTTTACGTGTCTACGGATACAGTCCAGAAAGTCTTACCTTAGCGGAGAAGGAATTAAATTTAGAGGAGCTCCAGGAAGACAACCCTGAGTATTTCATATCTGTAGCTACAGATAAAGATTTAGAAAAGATTGCTTTAATCGAGCAGCTTCTTACAGCAGAAGCCCTACGCAAAGTAGGCAATAGTATCCTAGACGGCGATATTGTTTTAGGAGACTCGATGGAAGAGGCCGTACTCTACCTGAAAGATAAGAAAAATTCTAATATATTAACGGCATTAAAAGCCAAACTAAGGGCTTTCGCATGAGATGACTGTTCAAGAGATGCACTATGCTCTAGACCAGGGGTTACAAAAAGTAGCCTCTTCGGTCTATGATTATTTCTTACCCGAAGAAACCGACTTCTGGCTTAACAGAGCCCAAGAGAGATATATAAAACAGCGTTTGCATCCTGTAATGGACCCAAAGAAATTGGGGTTCAGTAAAAATGAGAAGAGGTTAGACGACTTGCGTTTGGTAATATCAGTTGATTATACCGATGTTGTTACTCCCGATGTAAATGCGGGATGGATAGATTTCGATCTACCTATCGACTATATGTTTTTAATCAATGCCCGTGTATCCTCATATGTAGGATGTGGGGGGACTATAGACTTAACGGGGACAGCTTCTATGCGCGATGTACGTGTCGTTTCACAAGACGACCTATACCATCTGCAACAGAATCCTTTTGGTAAGACTACACCTGAATTCCCTCTTGCAATTATGTACGAAGACGAGGTAAGAGTATTCCAAGACAAAGAAAAGTTTATATTAGAAACTCTACACCTAGATTACATTCGGACTCCTGTACTAATTAGCCTATCTTCGAATGTAAATTGCGAATTAGCAGAGCATACCCACCACGAAATAGTGGATTTAGCGGTGAAGAGTATTATAGAAGCGATAGAGTCGCCCAGGTACCAAAGTAATTCTATAGAACAATCACAATCTGAATAAATATGTCTTTGATAAATACAACTTTAGTAGTCCAATTAGACGAGAATGTTGCTATGCCTTCTGGCGGCGGCGTTCCTGCATTAGCAACTGCTTTAGGCGCTTCGGCTGCAGAAGCAAAACAAGACGGTGCTTTATGCATCTTGATCGATGGAGCGTTTAATGATATATCAGAGGTCCCTGTTTTAGCGGGAGTAGATGAAAGTATAAAGATGTGTACTTTCCATGCAGGGGATAAAGGAGCTACGGTATTTTCAGCTTCTTCTGAGTTCAAAAGAGGAGATATAGTTTCTGCAACCTTTTCTGCTCCTACAGCTACTGTAGATGGAACAGATTTAGATTTCAATAGTTTTGCTTACGAAGAGTCAGAAACAAAAAATTCTTCTACCTTAGATAAAAGCACACGCTTAGGGGTAGGTACTTTAAAAGCAGTTCGCAAAAACGAAAAGCTTCATGCTATATCTTCAGGAGCATACAATCAATATGAAGACATAGTAAACCCAGGCACTAATGCAAACCCAGGAGAAGATTTCTACCTATATACTATAGAGGTAAGAAAAAAAGTGGGTGGGAGAACTACTACGGAAATTATCCGTGTGTATATAAACGACGATGCTGGACATACAGCAACAAGTATAGAAACCATTTTAGGTATAGGAACTTTGGCTGACGTTACAGGACCTGTAGGGTCTACTACAAGTGCTCTATTCGATGCTGCTACATATGCTATAGATGCTGATATTACAATAAATATACTTTCAGCAGAAACAGGAGGTTCTTATACAGGTACTATAACTACTGACGATGTTCCTGCGTATGTATACTCTTTCTCTGGATCTTTATCTGGCTCTGGAGCGGCAGATCATGTCATAAGCGACTTTGATTATGACGAAACTGTAGCAGGGGCTGCCTTAGCTCTCTCTGTAGAGGTCTCTGATCCAACTGGCAATCCAACTACTGAAATTCATACAGCAGCTATTGCTTCTTAATATAACTTTTAATTTTTAATATATACTCTCATGTCTTTTACTAAAACTGTTTTTTTCGTTAATTCTGCAACTACTAAAGTTGTAGAAGTTCCCCTGACTGATGAATCCGCTATTTCTTACGCTTTAAACGATGAGTTACAAGCTGATGATTTTAATACTGTTCTTGCAGCAGGGCAAAATTTCCAACTTGTTTCTGGCCTTTACTCTAGCCCACGTTTGAATAAAGATGATATAACTTCTGCTGTGAAAACTGCCTATTCAGCTGGTACTGCGCAGGTAATTAAACCTACTATTGTCCTTGAAGACGACCTTACATGTTTTGTTAAACTTATCGATGTCACAGATGGCAGAGAGAAATTTAATATTACAACTTTCGAAGCTAATGCTGCTGATGCTACTGCGGCTGCTTTATTAGTGGGAGCTGAAATACTCAAGCTAGATAATGTAAGCGGGGTAGGCTACGCTGCTGGAGTAATTACTATTACGTTTGTCAAAGATGTTATCTATAGAGCTGCTGCAAATGCTGCTTCTTCTATAGATTATGATACTGATGCTATTTTATCTGTAGGTTCTGCAGCTGAAGTAGCTGCTGCTCGCACAGAAGGGTTAGCTTACAAAGGAGTAAACCCTGGTGGAACTAATATCGTTCAACCTACTTTAGCGGCTGCAGTAAATAGCGATAAGATTACACTTGAAGTAGTTTCTACTGTAGGAGATCGTAAAGATCGCCATGAGATTGTAGTCTACGTAAAAGCAGGTGGAACAGCTGCTTATTCTGACCTTGCTACTATATTTGGCGCTAGCTAAACTGTAGGATATGGCAGTCGGGAATAAATTAGTCAAAGCTATTTTTAGTGACGGTAATCTTGTAATAACAGATTATACCGACGTAACTACGGCACCTATAACTGAACAGACTGTTGAGGTAACTCTACCTGGAGGGGCTGCAGAACTTCCCGTTACTGTCTTAGGAGATTATAATCCTTCTACTCCCGCTACCAACCCAATGACAATAACCCCTGCCGATGTTACGGCGGGGGCTACGTCATTTGGCGATGGTGTTTACAGGATACATATCGAACAGGAAACTACCATATCAGGTACACCCTATACATTGACTTTTGATGAAAGGATTCTATATATCCCTGAAATAGATAACTGTATTTTAGAGAAAACCGATTCTTACTTACAGGCTTCTTGTAAGAACTGTAAGAGTGACAAAGCATTAACTCTCCTTCAAGAACTTGTTGTAGTACGCCAAGCGGCTCAACTCGATTTAAATTTAGCGAGATATACTGCGGCGGATAAAAAAGTTACGTTATTGACTAACCTATGTGCAGGTTCTACTTGTACATGTGTCTGTGGGTGCTAATGAGCAATCCACTAAATCCCTTAGATTTCGGGATAGATATTACAGACTCTACTTTCGCAGGGTCAGCTGATCTATTTGAAGCTATAGAGGTATATCTCTCTGTTGGAGGGGACCTTTATCTGACAAAGATGGATTACCAATTGGCGAGAGGGTGCGATACTATCGAGTTCTTTACTAACATTTTAATGTATGATATGTTCTCTTTAGAGTCTGGGGCAAGCAGCCTTGGGCATGTACCTTACCCAGGATTGACGGTGATGGTGGAATAGAGGGAGTTCATATAGAATACAGTAGACTCGTTCTGCTATAATAAAGAGATAATGGAAATTCATGCTTTAGTAATAAAGTATTGTAAGAAGCATACGAATGAGACTGCTAGTAGAGTCGCTTCTTTAATATTAGAAAACGAAGAAGTCGATTATAGCCACAGACACTTGCGAAGATTAATAGGCAAGCATAGAGAGGCTTTAAAGCAGATCGGAAAAAAGACTTTCGATGCTACTAGTGATACAGCAGTACATACGTACAAAGGGAATAGCTCTATAACTTCATTAACTGAGGCGATAGAGTTTTTTGATATTGACACTTCAGTTTGGGATGTTGATAGGTATACATGTAACAGTTGGGATACTCAAGGTAAATCTGAGGTTTTGACTATGTATCAGATAAAAGTACATCTTGTACGAAAACCTGAGCCTGTAGATTTAGAATCAATCCAAGCACATTTATTAGAGCAGGTAGAGCCATATATAGTACCCTTTACCAACGGAGAAGGAGTAGGCATCTTAGTGGTGTCAGACCTCCATATAGGAGCTAAAGTAGAAGCTATAGGCAATACCCCTGCTTTTAGTGTAAAAGACGTTATACGGCGCTTAAATGCATTAGCAGAGATAACAAACGATAAGGGATACGAAGAAGTTCATATATGTCTTCTAGGAGATTTTATAGAATCCTTTACGGGACTAAACCATCCTTCGACTTGGAAGGAGTTAGAACCTGAAGGATATGGAGTAAACGTAGTAGTAGGGGCTTACCAGATATTAAAGAAGTTTCTTATGCAGGTTAACAATGTAGA